TATTGAATAAATCGCCGAGACCATTGATACTATTATCATCGGCAGCAGCGGCGATTACCTGGGAGGCCATGTTAACACGAATAGCCTTGATAATACTTTGGATATACAGCTTGCTCAGGTCAACCACAGCTTCGTCGCCGGTGCACTGCGTCAGATCGTCCAGGTTCTTGGTGTTGCTTCCATAAGCACCTGCCCATCTGAAACGTGCCGCATCCGCGATTTTCTGTTTGGATTGATCAATTACTGTGCTTGCGCCGTAGGAACCGGAGTTTGCAGTCCCGTATTCTAACGGAACTTTAACCATCAAGCCGCCGTCAACGAGCTCATGGGCTTTTACCTCCCAGTTCTCACGCTCCACAGCGTTTCCCATCAGCTTCCAAAGCAAAGCTGAGGCCTTATTTACGATATCTATTGGGTCAGCAAATTTGCCGGTCAGCCAATAGTATGTTGTTAACGCATTTAATTCGCCAATTGTACTTGCCATATTTCGTTACCTCTCTTTCGTATGGTAAAAGGCAACGACACCAAAAGTTACGCTTGATTCCTTATCTTGTTCAGGACATCATGCGCCCCTGCGTCAGCATCCTTGCCTGTTAATCTTGCTGGTGTGGGGGTCGGTCCGGGGGGTTGCCCCTTTGTATAGACCTTCCCTACTTTCCCCTCTCCCTTTTTTAGTTCGAGGAGCTTCCGCGCTTCTTCAAGTTCAGTGGTTGCAGTCTGCGCCGCTTGTAGAGCGTCCGCAGTCTGTATTGCAAAGAAAGCTGACATATTGTCATGCATACCGGTCTTATCCGTAGACAGGAATTCTTTGATTCTTGCCTGCATTTCCGGTGTGTTAAACGATGGATTATCATCGAGGAATTTCTGCTGTGCGGCGGTGGTGTCGCGTTTATTAAGCTCAGACTTGAAAAGATCACCGGCTGCTGCCAGTGTTTTCTCGTGTTGAGCCATAGCCGAAAATTTAGATATGTCCTTGACCAGTTTGGCTTGTTTGGCGGTAAATCCTTCATCCATCGGATCAAGTTTCGCCAACTGACCTTCGAGGTCCGCAACATTCGCTTCATACTCGGCAACTTTATCGCCACCCACAGGAGAAGTCGCTGCGCCTTTGTCGCCACCTTTGGTGGCAAGGGCTTCTTTCAGAGATTCGGCCAGTGTTTGCGCCTGTCCCCTGAGTTGACCAAGTTCATTCTGGCCTTTATCGTAAGCACCTTTTAATTCTCCGTGGCCTTTAATGAATTCATCCATTGACTTAAAGGTAGTCCCCGGAATGAAACCGTTTTCATCCAGTTGGATGGTAATGGGCTCCGGCGATACGCCTGCGCCAACTTCGCCACGCTGATTAAATAAAGGCTTAAACAACATCCTCAAAAATCCCATTGCTTTCTTCATCTTCCTATCTCCTTCTCGGCCAGTGTTGGATTTCAGGTTGTCCCGTAAGGGCCTGTTAGACTGGTTGTCCGATACGGCAAAAACAAATAAAAAAAGCCCGATCCCCACGGCGCTTGCGCGTTATCCGTAGAAATCGGGCTAATTAGTAACTCTATTTAGAGACTACATCGTCCCCGTTATGTCATTAATACAATAAAATCCTTTTAATTACATCTATCCATACATTTTTCATATGAGCGCCTGCAACTGTCTTTACACCCATTGCTTGCACTCTTCTTATTATAGGAACAATCCGATAAACAAATATCCCTGTTTACCGCACAGGAATTTCTACAACTATCACTCGCAAAAGCAACAATAACAAAAACTATTATAATCGCAACTGCAAAAAATATTTTTTTCATAGTTCACCTTGATTGAAAAATATTCTCCTTTGGTATGAGCGAAATGTCCTTTATAAATGCCGAGCCAATAAAACCCTGGGACATATTCAATTCTAAATTCAGTTCAATTTTACCGCTCTTCTTTTCAAAAATCAAGGATTTTATTTTATCTCGAACGGCATTTAATATTTTTTCTTCGCTGTCTTTCATCCCTTGCATTCCAAATTGTTTTGTTTGAGATATCTTTTATATTCAGACCGGGAGGTCAATGGCCTTTCTCCGTGCTTAAGAAGCGTCTGGCAGGCAGACGGCAGCCATTTCACGTCATTAACCGAATCACATTGGATCGCGCCATGAGAAAAAACCCTCCGCGCCATGCGGCCACAACCCTTTGTTTCGCACCTGACCTTTTTAGGGATGCTGTCCGGTCGGTGAATCCTCTCTGTTACCTTCTTGCAGTGTTGGCATAAATATTCATAGATCGGCATGGTTCACCTCAGCGCGTTCTCAGTATCTCGCCGGAATTGACGAGAGTTATGCCGGTCACGACCTGCTTATACAATCTCAAGACTGTTTCGTCGGTCACATCAAAACTGACGTAATTCGATGGCAGTGTGATAACTGTCGGCTTCCATGGAAACTCTAAAACCTTAAAAGAAACCACCCCTGTCTGATTATCCACGCCAATAACCATATTTGCCGGACTTTTCAGAGTTAGAAGTTCCTTGTCAGTGGAATTAATTCTTTCCCCGATTACAAACCCAAAACCTGTGTTCACTAATTTAATCATGTTTTTCCTCCGCTATTTTTTAATTGTTCTGACGACTGCATAACAAATTGCTTGATTGCTACTGCGTTTTCCTCCGGCAGGCCGGAATCGATCAGTATTTGCAGAGCTTGATCAACCTGTGATTCGGCGGTCCGCTCTATTTCTTGTTTCCAGTTCGGCCAGTTCAATGTTTCCAGCAGACCCTTTTGTCCGATTGCCTTGGTTTCAAAGAGTTTAAAGGCAAGTTCTTGTGTCTGGAGACTGGTGCGTGGCATTGTAGAACCACTTTCGACCACATAATTAAATTTGCGACCGGCGAATTTCACCCCGACAAATTCAACTGGTTCGTCGTTGACGTTGACAGAATCTGGTTTTGTTCCCCAATTTTGATACAGGCCTATTGCCCACCGACTGCGCTGTTCTGCAATCATGTCAATTGCCGCCGTTTTCGTCTGCATTAGCACTTGATTGCGTTCCTGGAGGGCAACAATCGCACTGGCTGCTATTACTCCGCTGGGCGCGACGCCCCTGTCAGCGTCTTCAATCTGATAAACACGGTCGAAGAAACGCACAATGAGTTCTAACACACGGAAAAATGTCTCAGGAAGGTTCGGTATGGTCATAAATTCAATACGGGCACTCGGGATTGTCGGCATTAAAATCAGCCGGCCGGCTTTCTGTATTGAACTTTCGATCATTTCCCGGGTAATGCCGCAGTTCTTCTGCACAATAAGCGGCGGAGTCATTACGTTAATTACATAGGCAATTAATTTAGAGAAGATAAGATTAATCTTCTGGAGTAAATCACCGACTTGCTCCGCAGCGGCAAATCCCCATATGGAAATGCCATCTTTGTAGGAATTGGCATAGTAAACCGGCAATCTGCCCCATGGATAGGTTTCTTTGGCCAGATCGACAGGGAGAATGGGGTTGATGTTGGGGTTAGCGCTATCATCCAGAACCATATAACCACTTTCACATTGCGGGCTTTTGCTCCTGGTAATTGTTATTTTCCTAATTCCATCGGGATAGACAGGTTCGCTTATTTCCTCAATCAGTTGATGTCCGGTCTCGTGCAATACTGGTTCCCCTGTTTTTTGATCAACAACCGGCCTTTCGGTTTTTTTTCTGCGTCCATCGCGCAGCCATACCTCTATAACAAGGCAGCGATCCATTTGTTTAATGCTCTGGTCTCCGGCGGAGGCCTTTATCGTCATTGGTTCGGCATAATTACCAACCGATTCATTTCCTCCATATCCCTGATTTTTATATTTTTCTCTTTCTGTACCCATCAGGTCATAAGCTTCATCTTTGGCAATATCCGTTACCCCATAGAAGCTTTCGACGCTGGCAACCAGATCAAGATACACAAAACAGACATAAGGCGCTTCTTCGTCAAGTTTTTCCCAGTACCCGGGTGCAGGATAAAAACCATAGGGGTCAAGAATCTTAATATCCGGCATTCCTGTTCTAAAATTAAAATGAGGGCTTTCAGTGGTTATGCCGTATATTTCCATCATCCGGGCGGTGAAACGGGTTTTGGGAAGTTGGTCTGATTCCTTCCACCATTTTTTCAACACCATTGAGATAGTTTTCTCGGATTCATCGCTGATACCGTCCAAGTCTACGACCTCGCCCACGGGATTACGCGCAGTAATATTGGACACCGTGCGTTCAATATTGGCAAAATACAGATTAATCGGCGTCATTGAGTTCTTTGCGGGAGAATACCCTTTTTTACCGGTCTGCTGCTGTGCCTGTTGACCGCGATATAGAGCATAATTATTTAGGAAGTCTTTTGGTTTGCCAAGTCGTTCCTTCTCTGCTCTCGCTGCTTCAAACAACATAAATGCAAACGGGGCAACGTCTTTATCATCTTTCGGTGGTATGTTCGATAAATTCCATTCTTCTTTCATTGTCCTACTCCTGACAGGGCAAACAAAAAAGCGGCATAGTAAGAAGAGTAAGGCTCCTTACTAGCCGCTTCGTTTGTTTCCAAAATTGGTTTCCCCTCCCCCGTCGAGAAGAAGAACGCCCTGATTATTTAATTAATTCTGAACTGCTTTATGACTCCTGTTTTTATGTCCTGTCAGCCCGAATTGAGACTTGCATTCCTTGCCACATATATCGCAGACAAACTTTGCCTCGTTTTTATCAATATCGCTTGGGATAGAAATAACATCACCCACTCCAATGCTCATATCCACAACCGGAATATACAGAGAAAATAATCCGGTAATAACAAAATCATCTGGTGTAATTACGTGCAATCTTCCATTGCGTGCTAATGGGGATAGACATTCCGGACAGGTCATTTCTGAGGCTACGGTTCCAGAACTACAAAGCCAGTCAATGTGATATCCCAAGAGACATTTAACCATGCTGCCGTTGGGAGTTTTATCGGGATCATATTTGTCCGTTGTAACAAAGTCTTTACGTTTACAATTTGGGCATTGTACTTTTAAGCCTTGCATTATCAACCTCCAAAATTCTTAGATGGCTTAACGTCTACTTCGCCTGATTCAATTATAGATTTCTCGGGCAAATTATCAGAAACTGCCATTGTTTTAAAATAATCCGATAACTTCACAAGTGCGTCTTCGATATTCTCCGCCTTAAAAGTAGCGTCTGCTTTTATTCTAAAGTTTTTCATTGTTGCCCTCCTCCGAATACCTTTAGGAATTCCTTCCCTCGCTCAAGAATACTCTTCACCGCCTGATCCTCCAGTTCTTCGCTGGTATCATCGGGAAGGTGGAAAATCTCGCCTTTGGGTACGCCGCCAAACAATCTTTCTCCGGGAACTGCGTTTCTACTCTTAAATACAAGCCAGCCGCCGGCGATTATACCAACCAAAATGACCACAACCGCGAATATCATCAGGATCATTACCTGATTAAACGTGAATAACATTACACTCCCTCCTGAACTACAAACATTCCTTCCTGCTGCTGGTCCATCCATGGCGTCGTATGCAAAAGCGTATGGACCAGCCCTCCAATTGCAAATATCGCCGGATTGTTGCGCCTGTATTCATGGTGCTTTGTCTTTAAAATACTATTCCCGCCGAAAGCAAATCGCTCAGGCACGGTCATAATTGCCGTTTCCAGTGAGCGTTTATAATTATCAAAGGCCTCTTCGTCGTATATATCCAATGGCGGGGCGAAGAGAATCTCGCGCTTTTTATTACCATCTCTTTCCAATTCCGCATTATATGAAACCAAATCAGTGATGTTCTTATCCGGATCGCCGACAAACACTTTTAGCAATTCGGGATGTTCGCCAAAGCCGAACTGATCACGCAACCGCTGTATTTCCTGAAAGAGCACGATTAAATATTCGCTTTCCGCTTCGCCCATAAGCCTGAACCAAGCTTTTTCCGGTGCGCGTGCTCCCGTTCCGTCGCCATTTTGCTTTACAACGCCAATAACAGCAACATATCCGGGCAAACCCTTCTTGTTATCTTCATCCTCATACGGCCAGCCGATGCAACCATACAAATCATAGTATTGCTGACCTGTTTCCGTGTTCTCGTAATAGTATGGACGCTCAACAAGGGGTCTGCCGGTAACAATCGCCTGATCAATTCGCGCCTGCCTGAGTTCATAGGCGTATGGATGGGTTATTCTTTTAATCATTGCAAATCATCCTTGTACGTTACGCCGTTATAACCGACTGCAAACGTGATAAATGCCGATGCTCCGTGAGATGTCCAGTCATGCAGCGGCCTATTAGTGAGAACTTTCTTTTCTTCGTCATACTCCGCGCGATATCCTTCCAGGGCAGATATGCCAGCCACGCACTTCTTTTCGTCAAAGTAGCAGGAGCCGAGTATATTTCTAACCGCGGGTATGTGAACCATGATGATAATATCCATTTTCCGCGCCCTACTGACGACTATGATAGGTTTAATGCCTAAGTCCTCAGCAACTTTCTTGCGCGTCTGAGCAATCTCGCTATTGGTCATTTCCCGAGCTTCCGCATCATGGGGCATATAATGATTGCCGTACCGATAGCCCTTCTGCTCCATGACCTTCCAATAGTGCTCCAGGCCGTAACCGGTGTTCTCGTAGTAATCAATAGCAACGTGCTTGCCGAAGTTGTGCTGAATGAACCAGATCGCCATGGAATCATCGACGCCAAGATCCCACGCAGTATCAACCTCCAGTGCCGGATCATAAGGATAATCACCAATGCGCCCTTCTTTACGGGCAAGAGCCATTTGTTTGGAGAAATACGCACCCAATACAGCGCCCTCAAACGAGCAAAAATATTCCTGCAGGTAGAGAGCGAGGCCCATTTCCTCACCGAAAGTGGCAATCATATCTGCTTTAATGGCTTCCAGTTTTTCAGGTGTGAAGACAGGCGTATCATCCGCCGTAAGGATTTGCCCGAACCATCCGGGGGCTACTCGAGCATGATCAACGAGCCTCTTGAAATGGTTATTTCCACGGGAAGTGCTGATAAAAATAGCCACTCCGCCGTTTTCTTCTAGGATCGGAGATAAATATGCCCATGATTCAGGATTGGCTAACGCATATTCAGAGAAGACAATCCCGATAGGTGGAGAGCCAACCAGAGCATTGAAGTTATCCGATCCAACCAACTGCCAGGTTGAGCCGTTTTTAAACTTAATCGACATATCAGATTCCCGGAAACTCTTTCGTATTTCTCCCGGAAACGCTTCATCGACACGCCTCATGCCGGTCCTTGGATTAACAGCTTCCCATATCGCCTTACGACATTGGTTGAACTGCGGGAGCATATGCCAGTAGTTGCCGACTCTTTCCTGAGACGCACAGGCGAAAAAATGAAGTGCGATATCATCTTTACCCCAACGCCTATGAGCACATTCGACGGCCCTTAATCCTCCGGACTGTAAATACTCCCATAAGGCCATCTGATCATCACGCGGCTGCCAGTTGTTATGAGGGAGTTCCAGATCCATTTTCGCCCCTGTAAAATTTCTTAATCGTAATATTTATCGGCTGATTAATATCGACTTCGTGCTTCTCTCTAAACATCCCCAATTCTTTACCCATATTCACAAGGGCAGTCTGTTTATCGTGAAGCTCAAACTCAAACGTGCTTTCCAGGACTTCATCACCTGACGCGGTGGATTTAATAACCCTTCGCTCTTTAACTTTCTTAATTGCTCGACTGGCACCCGTCGGAAGATTATCAATACCAATAGCCTGGACACAGCCAGTTTCATTGTCGATGGTGACGTGATCCGCTAGATTAGCAAAGCCAATCATTGATAATTCTCTGAGGATTTTGTCTTTTGTGACTATAACTTTGTTTTCGAGAAGGCTTTCACGCCATTGAATTTCTTTCTGAATACCAACATTTACCAACAACCTTCCTATTTGGTTGTTTGCGGTTTTTTTTGAGTATCCGGCGCGGATAGCCGCTTGTGTGCCGTTATAATCAAGCACATATTCGCGGCAGCCGGCCGATTGCTTGGGATTATTCCCGAATTGGTTCCGGTTCGATTTAGCCATTTCGCGCCAAAATCACCTAAAATTTACGTTTCATAAAAAAACACCCATGCTAAAATTGCCTCTAAACAAAGTTCTTTCAGTAGGCCTTATGATAACATGGGGTTTTTTAGGCTCGACGTAACTGTTTCTATAATCGGCCTAACTCGGCGGGAGATACAACATAACTATGACGATAAAGTGCTTGACATGGAGTTTTATATCCATTTAATAACGCTTCAAACACCTCTTCCGGCGACATTCCATCGAGGGTTAATAACTCAAAGATTGCTGTTGGTGTGTGCCATGCAGATATGGTATAAATTTCCATCTTTATTACTGGGCATTGTTTTGCTTCTTCGGGGAGTTTATTAGTAATTTTATCAGACAAACGAAGGGACTTTCCTCTAATATCTGTTTCTATCCACTCTCCATCATGAGATCCGCCAATAATTAAATATTTTTTACCCATATCAGCTATTCAACCACTGTTGTATTTTCTCTTCGGTTATCCAATACTCACGGCCTACAGATTTCGCCGGAAGGCGATCTTGTTTTCGCTTGATCAGCTTCCGGACAAAATCCTTGCCTTTTCCTAGTCGAACAGCAATCTCGCCGAGTCCGCGGTATTCTTTTTTTATTTCAACCTCAGCCATGGGCACCTCTCTAATTCGGGAGAAGAAGACCTGTTGTCGCTTTAACATAGGCCTTTTTAATATCTTTATCGTTTAGTTCCGCAATATACACCGGTTGATCAAACAACTGAATCTTGTCGGGCGCTCCATATAAATCAACCAACTGCAAGCCGCCTTGCGCCGGCATAAGCGCTTGCGGTTTAATAATTTCGATTATTTTCTCTTCTGAATCAGGTGCTGCATATACCGGCACCCCTACAATTACCTGCCCGTTTTTCAATGTTATGACCTTTACCTTATCCATTCACTTTCTCCTTTTTTTTAAAATGGCACATCATCCAGCGGCATACCATCAGCCGCTAATTCTTCCGCTTTTTTCCCGTCAAGCATTTTCATATTACTGGCTACAATCTCAGTTGTGTAACGCTTAATACCGTCTTT